TCACGGGATTGCGAGGCCCAGGGCCGAAAGTCCCACCGCGCCGCTGACCGCCATGGTGAAGAACTGTATGGCCGTGAGCCTGAGCGCAGTCCACGCCGGCGCGCATGCGGCCATCAGCGGGCCTGTCGGCTGCAACGTTTCCGCAACTTCGGCAAGCTGCTCGAAGGATGAGAACACGTGCGGCTCGGGCTGCGTGAGCGCATTCCCGTTGGCATGCTTCAGGCCGACACCCTGGGCTTGTTCGATGGTGGTGATCCACGCCCCGTAGCAGGCCGAGCGCAGCTTGGCCCCCGGCGAGCCGACGGAATCGGCGAGCGCTTTGGCGTATTTCAAGTCGCTGGCGTTGGCGGCCTGGATCTTTTTCCACAAATCCTCCGGCGTCGCGACCGCGGCGGGTTTCGGAATTGCCCCGCCGAGTTCGGCTGCCACCTTCAAGGGATCGGGCAGCCTGGGTTTGGCCTGAGCCAACGCCAGCGACGGCGCCAGCACAAGGATGAAGAAGAGGAACATGCGCATGGTCACGCTCCGATCTTCTTGGTCGCGACCACGCGGCCATAGATGGCAATGAGCCCGCCCACGGCGCCGGCAATGCCGCTGAGAAGGTCGACGGCCTGAGCTGCATCGGCCGGCGACAGCGAGTAATGCCCGAGCGTCAGCGCGGCGCCGCCGAGCGCGACGACCGCGCCCCAGAAGGTTTTCGATTGCGTGAGTGTCTTGAATTCGTTCATGGGGTTGTCCTTGAAAAATGCGCACTTTGTAGCACTTTGTAGCCCGGGTTGAGCGAAGCGAAACCCGGGAGCTGCCGTGCCTTGTTGATAGAACGGTCCCGGATTTCGCTTCGCTCAATCCGGGCTACGCTTTCAGGTTTCGGGCGTCAGGCGTCAGGAAGAACGGGGCCTTCCTGACTCCTGACGCCCGACTCCTGAAATCTCACCTCCGGATCGATCTGCATGAGCGCCGCCAGCAGCGCCATGCCGCCGATCTGCGGGTCCATCACGGTCGCGTCCCACACGCGATCCGCGGTGTATTTTCCGCGCTGCTGGACTGCCGTCGCGCCCCATACATAGGGCGAGCGGATATGGTGGTAGAGGCGGTAGCCGAAGCCGTTGAATTTTTCGAGCAGCCACGCCACCAGGGCCGGCGACCAGTCCGTTTTGTTCAGCAGCCCCTCGACCGCATAGGCGTCGACCGCGCCGTCTTCCCACGACACACCCGGGTCCGGCGGCCGGTGCGCCGGCACGTTCACAGTCTGGCGGGGGAACCCGTTGTGATCGAACATCGGATCGCCGTTGTGCAGCCACGCATGGAAATTGGGCGGGCTGCCGGCCTCGCGGGTGAGAATGATGCCGGTGACGAACCACGGAACGCCGGTGCGTGTCTCAACGGCGCGAAAGCGCCTCCGCGCGCCGGGCGCCGCGATCGCGTAGGCTTGGCGCTGGGTCTCGGGGACGCGTGTGAGGCCGCCCGGCTCGGTGACGATAGCCCAGAGGTCCTCGTATTCCGGCCGCAGCGCTTCGAAGGTGAGGTCCATTGATTTTCTCCGGGGGTCGCATGAGGGGTGACGCGGCAAAAGCGCGTGTCCGTGCGCGCCGTTGCAGATGCGCGCGTGGTCGGGGAGTTCTGTCCGTCGGGGCGTCGGGTCTCATCCGATGATCCCGCGTCCCGTGGCGTAGCCGCCGATGCAACCGACGAAAGGGCGCGGAAACCGCCGAACGCCGCACCGTAATGGCAAAGCCTCCCTTTGGCCGCAGATTCAACCAAAGAATGACCAAAGCCGCTCGTATCGGGCACAGTGATGTGCGTTGGGGGGCGTGGATGTGGGGTTGGCGCCCGGCCTTAACGGCCGGCTTTCCGATCGGGCTCGGAACGTACCGCTTTGTTTTGGCGGCACTGGTGTTGGATAGCCATGCGATCGGGCCGCTGATGGGGCATACATCGCCCCTCAATCCTGGCGTTTGGGCCGTCGCAGGCTTCTTCGTCCTCTCTGGATTCGTAATGCGCCGTCACGCCGAAACGCTTTCGCCGGGACAGTTCTACCTCGATAGATTCCTGCGGATTTACCCGCAGTTTCTGCTATTTTTTTCGCTATCGTTCGTCGCTGTTTATGGCGTGCTCCGGTCGCCTGTAAACAACCTCGGCTCGACGCCCCATTGGGTAGCGCTCATTGCGAATCTGCTCGTGTTTCCGATCGCGTTCAACAATTCCCGGGCATTGGGCGCGACCGGCGCATGGGTGAGTTCCGGGGCTCTCATGCCGCAAGCTTGGAGCCTCGGTGTGGAGGCATCTTATTATGTTCTGCTGCCATTGATTGCGCGCCTGTCACGCTTGCGAAATGCTCTGTTCTGGATATCGCTCGGCATTTTCATTATGTCTGCACTCAATTTCGTTCCCAGGAGCGCCGGTTACGTTTACCTTCCAGGCACGCTGTGGATGTTCTTGCTCGGTTGGCGGCTGCATGATTTGAACGCGCGTACTATCCGCTGGCTGGGTCTGGTGGGCCTCACTATCGTGGCGCTGATGCTCGTGCCATCGCTCCAACAATCGCCGACGATCGAAGTTGCAAGCGGAGCGCTCGTCGCCGCCTGGGTAATAATGAGACTGGCGGGCGCGCCCACAAATCGGACCGACACGTTCCTCGGCGCGATGAGCTACAGCCTGTTCCTGTGCCACACGATCCCGTTATTTCTTTGGGGCGATTGGCCGATGAGATATCCGGTCGTATTCGCTGTATCGCTCGTGCTGGCGTGGATCGGGGCGCATATGGAAATGCGTATCGCCGATTTCCGGCGGCTGATCAGAGCACGGCGCACACTGGCGCCGAGCCGTGCAGCTGCCGCGCCTGCATGAATGAATTGGCGACGTCTCGTTGTGCCGGGCGTTCGCGGCGCGATCGTTGCGCAAAAAGGGATGCTGTTTAGTCGCGTGGCGGGTGGGGGCCTTAAATCTGAAGTTCAGTAAGCCGACACGATACCGTCGGACTCCATGTCGTGAAGCCGGCCCGGCGTCATGATGAGTCACATGTGGGCAAAGTCTCTTTTTAGCCGCAGATTCAGCCAAAGAATGACCGAAGCCGGTCGTACCGGGAGGCGCGATACGTGGGGGGTGTACATGTGGGGGTGGCGCGCGGCCTTACCGGCCGGCTTTCCAATCGGGCTCGGGACGTATCGGCCTATTTTGGGAAAGCGGATTGAGCGTCTGTATTTGCTAGATTTCGTGCGAGGATGGGCTGCGCTTTCCGTCGTCGTCTGGCACTACCAACACTTTTTCTACACCGCGCCCTCCACTCTAACGCCGAACTTCGATAGAGCCTCACAGCCGTTCTATGCCCTGCTTTGGCCGTTTTACGAGCAAGGCGGTAGAGCGGTGCAAATATTTTTTGTGCTGTCGGGATTTGTGTTCTTTTTCCACTACGCACAGGCAATCCGAGTTCGGGCCGTTGACGCGCGAACTTTTTTTATCCTGCGATTCTCCCGACTTTACCCGCTGCACTTTGCGACGCTTGCCCTGGTTGCGGTTGGCCAGATCGCTTCCCGGTTCATAGATGGGCAAAGCATCGTTTATCCCTGCAACACCACTCCGTATCTTGCTCTGAACGTCTTCTTTGTAATGCACTGGCTGCCGGCAAATATGATCTGCTGGTCATTCAACGCGCCATCCTGGTCAGTGTCGGTCGAGGTTTTTCTGTACGCCGTGTTCTTTTTCGTAGCGTTGAGTTTGCCCAGATCGTGGCGCGGGCAACTCCTGACGACTGCGGTGGTCGTGGCGACGGGTGTAGCTGTTTACGCGCTCCGGGGATTCCATCTTGTTGGCGAGCCTGTGTTCTGCTTTTTCGGCGGCGGCCTTGCGTGTCTGATTTGGGAACGCTCGCGGGCTTGGCCGCTGTGTTTGGCTGGGGGCGCTCTTGGGGTGCTGGCCATCACGGTTTTATATTTGTACTTCGTGGGTATTAGCGAGATTGCAATAGGCGCTGCGCTTTACCCGGCGGCGGCCCTACTGCTTGCTGCACTTCAGGTCCTTCGCCCTAAGCTGAGCCGCAGGGCAACAGTGCTAGGCGATATTTCCTATTCCGTCTACCTGCTGCACTTTCCCATTCAGCTTGGGCTTTTACTTCTCAATAAAGCAAACTTAACCCACCTTGATTTCTCGGCGCCGCAGGTATGGTTTTTCTTCTTTAGCCTGCTTCTATGCCTGTCATTAATTACTTACAAGTATTTCGAACTACCCTTACAGTCGGGATTGCGTAAGCAGCTATTAGGTACCCATCTCTCTCGACTGAATACGGCTTTTGGAGATGCCGCGCCCCTTTCCCTTCAAAAGCAGAAGCGCTCATGAGACCCATTACGTGTCGCCGGTCGCGCGCTTTAAATCTGAAGCTCAGTAGCGGACATAATGCCGGTCGGACCCCATGTCATGATGCCGGCCCCGGTGCCACCTTGCATGGAGTATACCTGATTGCCGATCACGTTCGGCACATCGTAGGCTAGCAGCGCGCCGGGCATCGACAGATTGCTGGCCGTGATATTCGCCCGGTCGTTGTTGCCGATCATGTTTGTATTGGCAACCGCACCACGCGACAGTCTCGTGGCCACCGACGCCGTGAGCGTACATGAGATGGTGCCGTAGGCCTCAACGCGAATAAGGTTTGAGGCCGAAGAAATATTCATCGTGACATTCTGCCCGGCCAATGGGACCAGCGTAGCGCTAGAGGTAGAGCCGCCACCACCCGTGACGGTATTGGCATTGCCGACCATTTCACCCGGCCGCTTCACCCCAGGCCCGAGAAGTTCGCTTTTCGACGGAATGGTGGCCCAGGTGCCGGCCGTCGCCTGAGTTGACTCCAGGTATCCCAGAACCCGCAAGTTCTTTGCCGATACCGTGCTCGCCGTATACCAAGTCTGTGCACTGTTCGAACTGGAGGTGACGCCGGTGCCATTTGCCGCTGCGGTCTCATCCCAAGGGACAATATTGGTGCCGGAGAGCGTGTTGTAAACGCCAAGCAGCGCGCTCCCGCCGTTATTGAATGCGGCAAGCCATATGCGGTTGGCCTGTCCATTCACAGTTCCGAGCGTTGCATTGGCGGGCACCGTGATGGAAAGCGCTGCGGTCTGCTCGATGACAACATATCCAGCGGTCGCATCGCGGATGAAGAAAAATACTGGGTCGCTTGATGATGGATCAGCTCCCGCTAGTGTCTTCATCGCAATCGTGAGTGCATTTGCCGCCACCGAGGACACGATGGTGCCGTTGAGCATGCCAACCGCGAAGGCCACTGCGGCCGTGGTGAGCATCGCTGGCGTGATGGTGTTAGCAGCTCCGACCGGAGCGCCGCCGTCCTGAAGGACTTTGCCGGTTCCGTCGGCAAACGTCGCGATATGACCGGCCGTCGAGGATCCTGGCCCTGTCACGTTACCAGAGCCGACTGGAGGCAGCAGACCTGCCGCCGCCGCACTGTTGGTCAGTGCGATAGTCCAATCTGCATGAGTGCCAGAGCCACCGGTCGCTATCACATTTATGGTCAGCGACGTGCCGCTGTAGGCCGTGATCTGCCCAAGCATCTGATTGGCGGAATTCGAGGTTTCGTTGACCAACACGTATTGGCCGAGCTGGAAAGCCTTACCAGCTTGAGTCGTGAAGGTCTTTGAACCGGTGCCAATTACCAGCGAAGTAGCTGACGTGGCCGATTGCGTCGCGGTGGCCACCACGGATTGCGCCCCGAAGGTGATGTTCGATGTACCCACCACCACTGGATCGTCAGTGGTCGTGCAGATATAGGTAAGCCCTGCATTGACGGCGCCCAGCGCCACCGTCACGGCCATGCCAGAGAAGAATTGCTGGTTATTGGTTGCGTCCGTGGTGCGCACCCACGGCCCAGTCGTGGCAGCATAGATGCCGTTGTTGATAGCGTTCGCTTCGTCCTTGCACAACACACGGTCACCGGCAACGAGCTGCACGCCGTCGACGACGAGAAGGCCCCCAGCCGAGGGATTGAGTGGTGATCCCGTGGAAGCAACTCGGACAGGCGGAAACGAGCCCGAGGTCAGTATGGTGTTGCCGGCGATGGAATTGATGGCCATTTTACGCTGCCAGTTCTTTGACCTGCATAAAGCTATTCGCGACGCCGCCCATCTGTTGTCCGCCGGCGGCGCCATTGAAGGTGAACGTGTTGACGGCGGAGCCACCCATGCGAGTCTTGAATGTGGTCGAGGAAAGCGCCGCCGCCAGAATCACATGACTGATACGCTGCACGATCTGACCGTTCGCGGTGCCCTGATTCTGCGAAGTTGCCGTCAGGGCATTCGCCGAACTGTCCTGAAACAGCGCCATTGAGATATTATTGCCGACGCTGCTCGCTCCGTACCCCTGCGCATCAACTTCCAGCACATTCGCCGACGAAGTCGGCGTAATTCCTTGCGTCATATATTGGTCGCCGGCCGTATTCTGCGGAATGCCGGACGTGGACATAGTCGTCGTTCCCGTCGTAGACGCCCCCGTCGGCGTGCGTTGCCGCTGGATTTCCGTCCCCGGCAGCGGCGTTGAGCCGGGCTGATAAAGCTGCATCCTGGTGGCGAGTATGTTCCATGTGCCGGCGGTCGCGAGCGTCCCGCCGGTCTCCCAGGTCGCATAACCGATCGGCACATACGGCACGTTGCTCCGCGCCGTGGTGCTGTAGGCCACCTGCGCCGATGCCGCGCCCGATACTGCCGACGTGCTGATGAGGCCCCAGCCGCGCAGCGGGTAGATGCCGATGACATTCGTTCCGGCGCCGGCGCCCGCTGCCAGCGACACGCAGTTGATGACGAACAGCTCGACCGTGCCGGCATTGTCGAGCGCGCCGATCCACACCTTGCCCGGCGTCGCATTGAGAAAGCCGATCGCCTGGCCGGACGGAATCGTGATCGAGAGCGCCGCCGTAACGGTGCGGACCGTGTAGTTTCCGGTCGCCGCGGTGGCGTTGCGAAACAGAAACGTCACCGGATCGGCGGCAGACGGATCGTTGCCGGCCAGCGTCTTGATCGCGAAGGTTTGCGCGTTTGCGGCCTGCGACTGGACGATCGTGCCGTTCACCATGACGGCGGTGAAGAGAGTTGAGGCGCTCACGCCCGGCGCGGTCTGGCTGGCCGTGATGGTGTTGTTGGCGATCTGGGCCGCCGTGATGGTTTGATTTGCGATGTTGCCCGCCGTGATGGTCTGGCTGGCGATCTTCGCTCCCGTCACAGCGCCGGCCGCGATCGTCCCGGCGCCGCCGCCGGCCGCGAACGACACATCGCCGGAGCCGAACGCCGGAAGATCGGCCGCCACGATGGCGCGAAAGCTCGCTCCCGCCGGCGCGCCGCTCGACGGTCCCGCAAAGAATGTATTGGCCGTCCTGATGCCGAACCCTATGACGGAGTTGACGAAGGTGAGCGGCGATATCCCGAGCGTGATCGGGTCGGCCGTCGTCAGCTCGAACCCGAGGCCGTTGTTGACGGTGCCCTGCACCACCATGACCTGGAGGCCGCCGGCGAACTGGGAATTGTTCTGCGCGTCGATCGCGCGGGTCCACGGTCCAGTCGCGGCACCATAGATGCCGTTCGTGGTGGCATCCGTCTGGTCCTTGACCAGCACGCGGTTTCCGGCCGCCAGCGCCACACCATCGATGGTGAGGAGGCCTCCCGTCGTGAGATTGATATTGCTCCCCGTCGTCGCCACTCGCACCGGCGCCTTCCAGGCGAGGTCCGGGTTCGGGTTGGTGGCGATTGGCGGGTCAGCTGCGGATACGGTTGCGCCGCGCCGGTCGATGGTGGCCATGGAGTATGTCTCCGATTCTCGTAGCCCGGGTTGGGCGGAAGCGAAACCCGGGGACAGCCGCGCCGCTTGCGATGGCATTCCCGGATTTCGCTGCGCTCAATCCGGGCTACAGGCTACGGGCTGCGGCGGGATGAAGTCTCCCATCCGTCGCGTCCGCGCTCCCACACGAACAGGACCTTGCCTTCGATCCGCTGGTCGCCGGCGGGCCTGAACCCCAGGCGCTTCAACCATCGCACGGCGACCTCGCTGCCGGCGTCGGCGGTAGCGACTACCTGCCCGGCTTCGGAGGTCCGGATCATCTCCATCGCCATCAGGCCGGCGCGGTGAAATGCGAGCGGATAACGCCTGGCCTCTGGAATACTTTCTGCGGCGCCATCGTCGGGACATGCAGCGCCGTCGTGGTTCGATGCCGGACGTACCAACTGCACGAACGCAATTGCGGGCCCTCGCGGCGGAAACGCAATGCCGCCCATGCCGATCACGCGATCATCGACCACGGCTGTGATGGTGCGGATACGGTACGGCAAAGGCTCGCCGATGACGTGAGGCAGGTCGGCGAGAATGGTCGGACGCAGCGTTACCTTTGGCATGCGCAGCGCCTCCATCGGCTCACAAGCCTCACGCCGCAACAGCTCCGAGACTTTCTCTCCTCCGCCTTGTGGGGAGGGGTCGGGGGTGGGGGTCGGTGGATGTGGCACTCCCGAGACGCAACGGCACGACCCCCCACCCCAGCCCTCCCCCACAAGGGGGAGGGAGCCACCCTCACGACTTCTCGTTCGTGGCGAGCCCGATCACCACACCGCCCACCGTGCAAGGATTGGGCGCTTGTGCCAACAGACACAGCCGCGCATCGGTTTGCCAGCTGCCCGGCGCTTCGATCATGGGTTCGTCGTACTCACTCCAGGTCGTTCCGGCGGGCGTCGCTGCGCCAGCTTCATAGAGCGGCAGATTGTCGAGCGCGTCGAATCTCTGGCCGAAGGAAATGCCCTGGTAATTGGCGTCGTACAGCACCAGTCCGACATGATCGATGCGCTTGCGTTGCGTCAGGGCGGAGCCCAATTGCGCTGCATAGGCCAGCTTTGCCGACATGAACGGCGCCACATAACCAAGACATGCGATGATGGTCAGCGCGGTCTGTCCATTGGGCAGCGTAATCGTGCCGTTCGTAACGACGATCGCACCGACATGGACCGGATCACCGGTGGAGCCGATATCGGCAAGCACCTCCGCCGGATATCCGTTGTATTGCGCGCCGACGTTGAGTGTTGCAGTCGCGGCTCCGGTGGTATTAGAGATGACGGCCCCGGCGAGGCCTGCCACGATATTGGAATGGGCCTGGCCGCCCGGCAGCGTCAGCACGCCCAAGAGGTTCGTTGTGCCGGAGCCGATCGCCTGGCCGTCCGCCCACACTGAAACGAGTGTGTTCGGCAGATGCGACAGCGTGATGGTGGAGACCGGCGCACCCTGATAGACCACGTGGCAGTCGAGTTGCTGGTTGATGGCGCCGCCGACGCAGTTGGTGCGCGGAGCGAGCCGCTCGATGAATCGGCGCGTCACGCCGTTCACGGTACGCCGGATCACGAAATAGACGAGGTCTTCGAGCCCGTTCTGCGGCAGCACCGCGACGTTCTCGACGACGCCGAGCGTCTGCAGCCGCCACCACGCCTCGACTTCGTCCTTCACGTCGTACAGGAGCGCTGCGCATTGCCCGTCGCCGCGCGGCAGCAGGATCATTTTGTCCGGCTGGGTCGTCTTGTCGATGTCGACGAAGCCTTGCGTTCCGATGTCGAGGTTGAGCCGCGTGAGATCGCGGTCGTCGTAGTCCATCTCCTGAGCGTTGAAGAACAGCTCGTAGACCCGGCGGCCGGACTGTTGCACGTAAATGCCGCGCTTGCCGGCCTTGATGGCGGGAAGGCGCTGAGCGCCCTGATCGGAGCAGTCGCGGATCACGATCTGGGTCGGAGTCACCGGCTGGTCGAAGTTCGATGACCGCGCCGACATGATCGATTGCTCGCGGCCGAGCATGAGCCGGGTCAGCGACAGGCCCCACGAGATGGTGTCAACTGGGCCGGAGCCCAACGTCACATTGATGGCGCCGCCGTCTCCGGTAGCCGTGCCGTCGAGGTTGATATCGGCGTAGTTGGTGAAGTCGTCGGAAGCGGACAGCCACGCCTGGTTGCCGCCGAACCAGCACAGTCGGCCCTCATGGAACGCGACGGAGGTCGGGAAACCACGGAATGTCGACCAGTCGCCCTCGACCCAGTCCGTGGTTGCCTGCAACGAGGAGAAGGAGTCGAGCACCTGGGTGTTGACCGAGGTGGGCGAATTGTAGCCGGTGACGCGGAATATGCCGTATCCGCCGCCGCCGGCGTAAGTCGAGGTCACTGTGACATTACCGCTGGTGTAGTCGCCGCCCTTGAAGCCCACCCGCTCCCACGCGATGACGTTATCGAGGTCGGGCGTGCCCGTGTTGCCGCCAGTTGAGGACGAAAATGTCGGCGAGCCGTTCGCAGTCGCGCTCGATACGTCGATGAAGCCGGAGGCGGCGGAATCATAGCTGCGCTGGAATGTGAGTTTTCCGGTCCAGGCGCCTGACGTGGTCCAACTGTAGTTTCGGGTCGAGCCGACGCCGGTCACCCGAACCGCCGATGTGAAGGCGTTCTGCGCTCCCAGGATGGTCTGATTGAATTGCCCGTTGGAAAACACCCGGAACAGGCAGCCCACGTGCCCGGGCTGAAACCATGGTCGGTCCGACGTCAGTGTGGTGTTGCCGGAATAGGCACCGGGGGTGAAGTTTGCCTGGATTCCCGGCGAGGCCTGGAACGGTCCGTTATTGGAATAGAACAGCACCGTTGACCAGCTATGGGCAGCGCGCCGCTCGATCTTGTACTGCTGTTGTCCGTAGCAGCCGATGAAGATGATGTCGCCGGACTGATCGTAGCGGATGTTCGGCAAGTCCGCAGCACCCCACGGCGTCGGCAGCACCAGCGGCCCGGCGGGCTCGATCGCGCATGAGGTCAATGTCTTCGGCCACGCATCAGTGGCTTCGATCTGAATGCACAGGCTGGAACTGCCCGGCGTAAAGGTGAGGGAGTGCGTTCCGGTATCGAGCGTCGTCTGAGGGATGAGATCGGCGCCGCCAAGTGTCGAGCCGGCTCGAAACACAACAGGTCCTTGCGTGACGACGATGCGAATCGCGTGTTCGATGCCGAACGCTGACGGCGACACCGTGACGGTCTGCTGAATTTGCGCAAGTCCGCCGACCGGCGGACACAACAGCGTGCACACGCCGCCGCCCACCGTCGCAGTCGCCCCGGACGTCGTGTTGGCGGTCAACCAGCTGCCGAGGCCCAGAAAGAACGGATCGCCGATGGATGTCGCGACCGCGGCGCGGCTTACCAGCGCTTCATTGACCCAGACGCGCATCTTGTTGGCGGTCAGCTCGATCAGAGCGGTGTCGAGCTTCGAGAACACAAAACGCACGAGCTTGGCCGGCGCGTCACCCAGCACCTCGCCCACATAATAAAGCCCGGGCCGCAGCGACATCGGCCCGACCACATAAGGCAGCCAGTTGACCTGGCACGCAGCCGCCATGCGCAGCTTCGCCACGTCGACGCGAGCCAGCGCGATTTTGGAGACTTCGCCGGCATTCATCGCGTATAATAGTGGATTAGCCTTCACGATGATTTTACCTTCATTTTCTTGAAACGCCCCCGTGTATGCTATACGGGCGCGGTATGGGAAAGAAACTTATTGACCTCGTTGGCGAGACCTTTGGACATCTCACGGTGATCAAGCGCGAAGGTTCACTTCGCAGCCACGCTACTTGGCTATGTCAATGCGATTGCGGAAATCTTTTTGTTGCACAGAGTGACAAACTAAGAACAGGACGGGCTGTTTCATGCGGTTGTCGCATTGGCGGTGCCACCCATGGCCACACAAGAGGACAACTCAAGGGAAAACAATCTTCTCCTACATTCAGGTCATGGAACGCGATGATTGGACGCTGCACATACCGCAGTGTTTTTGGGTTTGAGTACTATGAATGGAGAGGCATAAAAGTCTGCGACAGCTGGCGTTATGGAGAAAATGGGAAAAGCGGTTTTGAATGTTTTCTCGAGGACATGGGAGAACGTCCAAGCCTCGAATACTCGCTTGATCGATACCCCAATAACGACGGTAATTATGAGCCTGGAAACTGTCGCTGGGCCACAAAGCGTCAGCAGGGAAATAACCGATCTGATAATCAGCTTTTTAACTATCGCGGCCGTAAGTTTACTATAACGGAGCTGGCAAGAGAAACTGGCGTGCCAATACAAAGGTTAAGACATCGACTGTTGCGCGCGTCAAGTTCTTCGCTGTGGACCGTCGAAGAGGCGATCTCCACTCCAAAGGGCGCTCTCGGAACGAGGCCAGATCGCAGACATTCTCCTAATTTTGGGCGCAGCCGCCGCAATCTAAAGAAGAAGTGATTCACGACCGCGCACCGATATAAGCCCAATACCGACTGCCGCTCAGATTGAAGACGAGGTTTACTGAATCCGGCCAGCAATTGATACCGTTGATTCGAAGTTCGCAGACTCGTTCCCGGCCGTCGCGAGCGAGTAGGGACGAGCGCCGGCGCGCATCAATCGTTCCCCTGCGGCCCAGTCACGATCGAGCCGCCGGTTCCGCCGCCGAGCCACAGGCCTCCCGGCCCGAACGCGCCGCGGCGAGCGCGCGCCCAGAACGGCACTGGCGGCAGGCCGGGCGGCTCATCCATCGCTTCCTCTGCCTTGGCGACCCGGCGAGCGCGCTCTTCTTCCCGCTGCAGGCCGGCCTTCAATTCCTTGTCGTTGGTGATGCGCAGGCACGCTTGCCTCGCGAGACGCAGCGAGACGTAATCGACGAAGTGCTCCGGCCAGCCGCCGATGTTCATCCCATAGGTGGGATCGTTGGAAACGTAGGACACGTAGATCGGCGTGAGGTTGGCATACCAGAACCCGGCTTCATCGCTGAATTGCAGCAGCGGCGGATCCATGTTGGGCGAAGCCGAGACCAGAATGGTTCTGACCCAGTCGATCGGGATGGAGAAGCAATAGTTGAATCCGAACTGCGGCGTAAGCGTCGAGCTGTTGTCGATGCGGGCAGTGCGTTTTGCGAATTTCCACAGGCCCTGCGACAGGCAGAAGCCGACCACGTCCGACCAATAGGAATCGAGCACACGGCGCGGCTCGCGCGGTTCGGATAAGCTCGCGAGCTGGCGCTCGCCGAGATGGCCGAGCGCCTCGTTGTAGATGAAGAGCTGCGTGGTCATGGGGGCACCGGATGTCAGGGATCAGACGTCAGGGATCGGATGTTGGAGGCCACATGTCGGAGGTCGGAAGGACGGAGCTCCGACTCCGCCTTCCGGTCTCTGTCCTTTGGCATCCGTCCTCTGTTTAGAAGTCGGCACTCGCTTGCACGAAGCCGGCGCCACCACCGCCCTGGAGCAGAGTGCCCTGGCCGGCGGTCGCGGTTGTGGTGCCGGTCACGCTGATGTAGTTCGGCGTGTGGGTGGTGCCGGCCGCAAAGCCGGCCACTGCGGTCGCGACGCCCGCGATGTTGAACTTGAAGGACCCTGCCGACACTGTGACGGTCGGCGCGGCGCGCATTTGCACGGGCAGCGGAATGAAGATGATTTCGGCATTGGTTCCGGCGACCATCCCGGCGCCTACCACCACACCGGACGCCGGTTCTGGAATGTTGAAGAAGTAGCGCTGGGCGATTGCCAGCTCCAGTTCGACGTCGCGGTGCTCGAACGGCGTTGCCTGCGCACCAATCTCGAGCTGCACGCCCATGATCTGCACGACGTCGGCCGCGCCAGCGGTGCCGACCGGGGTGGCGTTGAACAGCACGCCGAGCTCGGTGCAGCCGGCGGGGACCGGCGCCGTGAATGCATAGCGCGTCCATGTGGTGGTGATCGGCTGCGCGATGTTCGCCGCCGCGGCCGCGATGCCCTGCGCTGGGGTCAGCGTGAGCGAGGAAAAGCCCGTCCACGTTCCCGCCACAGCGCTCGCAGCGCTCTGGTTCGTCCCTGTCCCGCTGACAAGCTGCACGTTGAGGCTTCCGGACGCCGGCGACCAGTTGGCCCCGGCCTGTGCCCAGAACGACAGCGTCACCGTCTGCCCCTGTGCACGGATCGCGTCCAGCGTCTCCACGATCTGGCCGAGCGTGATGACCGCGGTGTTGGAATTGGCGGCAGCGCGGCCGAACTGGAGGGCTTGGCTGAACCCGGGCACGGCCGTGACACCGGTGATCTGGGAAACCGAGATCGATGACGCGGCGCCGCCGACCGCAAAGAAACGATCCGCCGTGTAGGTAAGCGTGCTCGCAATGCCCGTGAAGCCCGTGCCGCGCTGCCATGGATTGGTGGTGAAGTCGCCGCCATCGATGATGTTGCGCGGAAAAGCCAGCTGCGAGCCGCCGACGCCGGCCGGGGCCGCGAGGGTGGCGGTGCCGGGTACGCTCATGGTGCCGGCCGTCAGGCTTTGGACCTGCAGGATATAGCCCTGCGGGTTCGTCTGATTCACCACGATGACGAAATCCCCAAGGCTCATGCCTTTGAAGGTCGCGTCCGTGATGTAGCCTGCGGCCGTCACCTGGGCCAGCGTGTCGGTCGTGGTGTATTCCCACAGCTTCCACGCGCCTTCGACCGGGCCGCCCGCGATATAGGTAAGAGTGCCGGTGGTATATGCCATTGCGAAAATCCTTCGGATTCTCAGGCATCAGCAACCAGGCGTCAGGAATCAGGCATCGGGAGTCAGGAAAGCGACTGTGCTTCCTGACCCCGCTTTCCTGATTACTGATTCCCGATCACAGATTCCTGTTATGTGTATTTCGAGCCGTCGTGATTAACGACCACGACGCCGGAGTTCTGCAGTAGTGCCGAACCCATAAAGATCGAGGAGCGCGCCCAGTAGTAGGCGTTCTCTTCGTTGTAGCCGGCGCGCACATCCATCTCGCCCGTGTTCACCGCGTGGCCGACGGCGGAGCGGTGGAACGCAAAACACTGCTCATTGGCGGTGCCCACATTCGGAAGGTGCGGATGGAAGATCCAGTTGAAGCCGGCCCAGCGCCGGAAACGGCGTGCCGGCCCGACCAGAGGCTTGATCTCGACATATTCGGCCTTCTGGAATTCAGGGATCTGCATGAGGTAGGCCCGCATGGCGGGCGAACCGACGAAGAACATGTTGTCTTCTTCGGTGGTGTCGACGTCCTGCAGATCGAGGTGCGCCAGCCCACGCGTCGCCAGCGCAAGGGTCATCACCTGCGCCGAGCCCAGATTGCTAGTCGCACCGGACAGCACGCCCAGGATGTCCTGGTCGATCTTCCGGTTCAGCACCTTGACCGTCGAGGCCTGCATGATGCGACGGCCGTCGCCTTGAGAGGCGAAGATATTGAATTCGGTACGCTGGGGCTTGTCGTGCCACTCGACAAGTGTCGTGGGCACTTGGGTGAGACTGTCGACGCGCGGCGGAATATTGCCGTTGAGACCGCGCGTGACTGCGGTAGCACCGCCGGAACCGGCCACCAGGAACATCGCCTGGTTGCCTTTGATCACCGCTTCAGTCGTGCAGACGTTACGCAGCCATGACTGGCCTTGCTCGAACTGAGCGATGAACTCCTGACGGTACTGTATCTGAAACGCCGAGTCGGCCATTGATCCAGTCCTTCATGATCATCGTTGAGATGCCTCCGTTCCGGTTGTCTGCGGGCGCATGATCGGGGTTGGCCGAGTTCAGGAGATTGAAATCAATCGACAGTCAGAGGTGCGGCGACGCGGGACCGATTGTCGTCTGATCTTCGATTCCTGAAAGCCGGCGCCGTCACCTGCCCCGCAGGGCTTTCCGTCGGCGGGTGAGATTGCAAGCCGTTCGGGGCCGCCGCGGGCGGATTGGAGCGAGGTTGGAGAACCTTGCTCCGCGGAACCGGGCGCCGATGGGATGTCCGATCGTCTCGCGAAATGGGGTGATCGAGTCGCCACGATCGAGATTGAGCATGGCGGCGATACAAGTCCGGAAACCGCACATCCGGCCGTCGTACGCCGCTGCGGGCGTAGTGGCAGTGGTAGTGAATCCCGGAGTAAGCGTCATCAGGTTGCTTGATCGGCGGAAATGCTATGCTGCCCCATTCAAGTTCGGGGCGCCGCAATCATGGACACGCCAAGACTGACGCTGAGAGTGGATTTGGGCAGCGGCCGCGCCTTGGGGCCGGGCAAGGTCCGCCTGCTCGAAGCCATCGAGAAAACCGGATCAATCTCACAGGCTGGCCGGATCCTCGGCATGTCCTACCGGCGCGCCTGGCTTCTGGTCGACGATATGAACAATTGCTTCCGCGATGCGGTGATCGCCGCGCAGCCGGGTGGCGTCCATGGCGGCGGCGCGACACTGACGCCGTTTGGGCAGAAGCTGGTCGAACGCTACCGTGCCATCGAGGCTGACGCCCTGGTCGCGACCCGCAAGCATCTTCATGGTCTCGGCGCCGCGCTGAAAGCTCCAAGATCGCAGCGCGCCGCGGCCTCGCTCAAGCGTTCGGTGCGCGCGCCGTCGACGAGGTGAGCTGTCGGCCGGTATTATCCCGCTCGGCCAACCCGCGCTTGCTCGCGTCTGGCGAGCAAGCCGCGATATTCCTGTTGCATGCGCGCGCCGGAATTGCCTGTCCAATAGCTTTTCCACAAGTCGGAACCGTGCGGCGCGCGCATGTATTTGCTTTCGATCTCGGCAATGCGGCTCTCCACATTGGACAGGCCGCCGCCTGAGGTGTTCGGAAGCATGGCGCCGCTCGGATTGAGAGATTTTGCCACCTCCAAAATGGCCTTGTTGAACGTCGGATGATTAGCAAGCACGCGCCCGTCAGACAGTCTGGCGGTCAGCAGTGCATCCTTGAAATCTTCCGGGAAGCTCTGGTCAAAGAACTGCGCGACAGTATTGCGGTTGGTCTCATAATCATGGCCCCATTCGCGCATGAGGTCCTTCGACCCCTCGTGCTTGAAGGCCGCGTCGGCGTGGTCACGTTGGGCAGCCAGCCGGTCCTGCATGTCGAAGTACCAGCCGACTGCCTGGTTGTATTGAGTGGCCGTCCATCGGCCCTTGAGGGCCTGGTCAGCAAACGAAGCGAGCAGCGCCCGCTCGGCTTCTCCCGTCACGGTGCCATCGCCAAGCTGCAATCCATCCACATAGGCAGCAGCATTTGTTGGCAACCCATGCTCGGCGCGCCAGGCCGCAAGCTGCGCCGGTGTCGCATCATCAGCGGGCGGTTTCGTCGACCGCAGGTCGCCCGAGGAGAGCCTTGCGGTCAGCTCCTTGTAGGCTTTGGCAAGCGCCACCGGGCTTTCGAATCGATCGAGCGTTTTGCGAAACGCCTTGTCGCCGCCAGCCAAGTCTTCTCGCCAGGATTCCGGAAAGGCTTTCGCAGCTGGCTCAGGAGCGGGCGTCACATTTCTTGGCGGCGGCGAAGTGTTTTTTGCTCGCGGCTGAGCCGCGTTCGTCGCATCCATCCGCGTGCCGCTCGGCATGCCGCGCCCGGCGCCAGCCGCAGGAACGTCCCGTGGTACGTCGTTCCGAACCTCGGGAGGGCCGGAGCCAATGCCCTCGCCGCCTGCGACTGCGCCGTCCTCGGACGCTATTGCAAAGTGCGGCGTGGGCGCGAAACGATTATCCCGCATGGGTCACCTCGTCGATGGCATCCTGGTCGCGCCCAAATCCGTGGCGCGACCGGTGTGAAGCCCGGTAGGGCGGGTTAGTCGAAGACGTAGCCCACCGCGGTGTAGCCTATCGCGCCGAAGGCGGATTAGGCGGCGCTCATCCGTCCTACGGCTACCAGCGCTTCACATGCGCGGATGGCTGACGAACGCCGTACTGGTCGGCGTGTTGCGCGTCGTCGTATCGCGTTCTGCTTCTTCCTTGGTCAGGATGCTGTCGCGCAGCACCGTTCCAGTCGGCCCGATGACGCACCAGCGCTTGGCCGGACCGCGCCACTGGGCGTAATGGCTTCCCCGCGCTTCGATCTGACCGACCGCGACGCCGCCAAGCGGCACCTTGATCAGCTCGGCAAAGCGGATGAATTTCGCCGGTACGTGCTCGACCAGATAGAGCAGTGCGAACAGCGTGGATTGCTCGTCCAGCACTTCGACGATATCGCCGGTACGCAGCTTTGCTTCGTTCGGACCCCACACCGCCACGTCGGTGAGGACGCTGTCATAGGGCGTGCGTTCTCCGTCGATCACGACGCGCCACCAGTTTCGGGCAAATGCGGCGTCCTGCATTGCACTTTGTGGGATCGGCGCTACTGGCCGGGGTGTTTGTGCCGCAACGTCGGATTCGAGGGCAGGCTTCGATGTCTCGGCAAGGACTGTTGAGATGCGGGCGCTCGCTGGTGCTTTGCGCGTGGGCCGTGTTGCTGGTTGAGTCGCCTGAGTCATGGGTATGTCCTGTCGCGCCAGGGAGGTAGCGGTCCGCGATCCGGCGCATGGGATCGATGCCGCGTGATCTCGCGATCAGGCGATGAAGTGGCACGCGTTCAGGAAACGCACGCCGGTTCAGCCCGAGTAGCGATTTCCAGGTCAAGCGGTGGCCTGCGTCGCATCAACATCGGGCGGCGCGGTTGAGGACAATGCGGCGCTTGCGCTGTCCGCGGCCGTGTTGCTGTGCAGGCGCGCTAGCGCCTGGGCATAGTCCGTGCGCAGCCCAGCCTCTGTCCAGTAACGGCGTTGTCCCTCGCCGCTGGGATCGCGTAACAACGTCTCGATTTCATCGATCCGCTGCCGATCGGGGCTTGCCTTCAGGGGCCGCTCGGGAGGGTCTTCCGCCAGCGCAAAATCGTGAAGCCGTTCGCGCGCCTCGAATGCCGCATCCTGCAGCTCGCCGTCGCCCCAATAACGGGCTGGGTCGCGGCGCAGCAACTCATCGGCGCGCGCAAGGGTCGCCCGGTCCTCGTCGGGACGCGGTATTTGCATCACCGCGGCAGGGCCATTGTCGCGAATCGCTCGATAGAGATCGAGGGCGCCGTCTCGCTGCTCGGCCGGCCACCTTCTGTCGGCGGCGAATTGCGCAAACGCATCGGCGAGTTGCCCCTCGTCGCCGCCCGGCCGCATATGGTCGCGATACCAGCCAAGGGCGTCCAGAAATTGTGCAAACGACAGGCCCGCGCGCTTGAAACCGTCACGAAACGCGCGGCGTAAGGCTTCGTCCTGCTCGCTGACCAATCCGAATTCGCGATAGCGGTGCATGCGGGGTCCCCAGTCGTTATGATGCCGGCGCGATCTGGAAGAAGATGTTCTTCGTGCTGAGGTTTGAACCGGATGTCTGCCGGATTTGCCCAGCGGTCGAAATAACGACCTCGAAACTCGACGTCACATTGGCCGGCGTGGTGAGATCGAGTGCGAACAGCACGACGTCGCCATCGACTGCTGCCGGAAATGCGACGTTACCGACGCCGTTGCTGCCAGGCGCCAGCTGCGACACGACAGGTCCGCGTTTGGAGCCGACCAGCTGACTGTCGATCATGAGTCCGGATGAGGCGCTGAAGCTGCCGTCGCCGACGAGCCCGAGGCGGCGGCCGTGAAGCCAAAGCAGGACGTTGTCTTGCGTGAGTGCGGGCAT